TTGGTGGGGAACATACCAATTAGTTGTTGAGCATAATAACTATCCTGTTTGGCTTTATCCGTGATGAACGTAGCAGCCTCAACGTAACGGTCAATGGTAAAGGTGAACTCACCAGTATCCATCGAATCATACGTAACAGGCGTATTTTCAGCCACTTCACGCATCGGCAATTCGCCAATAGAAGGAATAGTAAATTGATTCCCGTCAGGAAAACCATTGAGCATACGAACATATTTCGTGCCCATCAGTTGTTCTTGCAGGATGTCTTTTAGTTCAGACGACCACAGCTCAGTACGAACAAGATGGTCGTTGACTTTTGCATAATCAACACCAGCCATTTAAATCTCCTTATCGACCAAAATATAGGTCAGGGTTTTTAGTAACAGTTTGTTGCAACTTATATTGAAACTCTTGTGACCAATAAAGGTCAGGGCTTTCCTTGCGGATTTTAGCTGCCCATTCTTTAGTGCCTTCCACAGTATCCCGTGGCGTTCCACTATAAGCTACAGAAGTAGTATTAGTAGCACTTGAATCCATCGTGTTTGTTTGAGCAGGTACTCCAGAAAACAGTGCTACAAACTCATTCGGGTCAGTAGCTGCAAGTTCCATCAACACTTTTTGTTTTTGCGGATTGGACGCACGTTGTTTAAATAACTCCGTGGCTTTGTCACCAAACTTATCTTTCATAAGTTTATCTGCAAGAAATAAGTTAGAAGTGCGTTGTTCTTGCGCTTTCCGACTTTCTAGCGTTTTTTCTACTAGCTGTTGCACATCTTCTGGTTTTAACCCTGAAACAGTTGGCTGGTCTGCCACTGGTGCTTCTTGTTTTGTAGACATACGCTCAATCACTTCGTCAATGGTTTTAGCCTGTGCTACTTGCTCACGTAATTGTCTATTTTCCTCTTTCAAGGTTTCAATAAACTGGTCAGCATTAGCATATGCTTTAGCCAAATCCTCTGGTGATTTATATTTTTGTTTTTCACCAACAAGGGCTTCAAACAATTTTGCCTCAGTTGTCTCTGCGGCTTGCGTTTCAGAAACAGTGTTGTCTTCTGCTTCTTGATTAAAAATCGTAGCATCGGTCATGCTTTTCTCCTTTGGTTATGTGCTTAGAGTCAAAAAAACACAAAAGTTTACATTTTTGCCGATTTTGGCAACATTGAGATGATTTGCTCAATTACTTTAGTCTGCCCCATGTTATACGCTAATTTGGCATAATGGTTAGGACAATCAAAATCTTCTTTATTAATACTATTTACTTCATCTTTAAGTTCAAGCAAAACTTTATACAAAGGTTCTAATGTGTACCCAGCATTGTCCCAAAGTTTACGAAACTCGGTTGATGAAATATCTTCAGGTTTATTTTTAATAAGCTTTAAGTTCATTCTTCTGGAAATTCCGTTGGGCCTTCTGCTTCAACCATAGATTCAGTCATTACGTCTTCTTGAGATTGGTTCATTAGGCGTTGTGTTTCAGCTTGTTCAAAAATAGCAGCATTGTCCTTAACAATGTTGTAGGAAGCAAGACCAAGGTTTTCTTCCAATGCTTTGGCAATAGCCTTACCACTCATGTGGGCAGCAACAGAAGGAATGGCTTGCACTGCAGCAATTGTTTGCGTAAGTTCTTGGATAAACTTAGCTTGCTCTGCAAAATGACGAGCACCAATGGGATAGATTTTACCAGCAGCCATTAAATCGTCTTTGGTGATTTCTACAAAGGTTTCTGTGCCATAGTCTTCATCAAGAGTGCGAATACGTTCTACCCCTTCAAAATTACGCACAGCTTCAGCAAGCATGCCGTTAAGAAGTGGCTCAAGAATATTACGCTCAAACCAACTTACTTTGCTTTGGAAAATACGACCAGCAGCGTTTTCAAGACGTTGCACTTCATATTTAGTTTTTTCACCCGGAGTACGAATGCCCATAGCCTCACGAGGCGTACCAGCAAGTTCCTCCATACGATTCATCAAATCACGTATTTGTAAGTCAGCTTGTAATGCTGTAGCGTCTGGGCGCATAAAATCAACATCGCCCTCATCACCAACAAATACAGTGGCTCCGGGTTCGTATTCAAACTCTTCTACAGTTGAGCCTTTAACTTTCATTACAGGATATGCAATGAGGTCAAATACGTCTGCCTTAAGGTTTTCTAAATGGTCAATACGATATTGCATACCAACCAGTTGGTCTAACGGCCCTTGTGCCCACAAGTTGTCTGTACGCAATCTCCAACCACAGTGATGAATGGGTTTCTCTCCTGTCCATAACGGATTAGGCTGATTACGCAAAATCCATTTACGGTCAATAACAGTGATGAGTTGATTACGCAGCATTTGCTTTGTTTCGGGGTCATAAATGTCTCCCCAAAATTCAAGCAATTCTACCATGTCACTATCTAAATATTCATCAAGACTACCAAATCCATCAATAGCCAAGTTAATTTCTTTTTTAAACTCAGGGTCATCCCTATAGTTTTGCCTAAATTGCAGTGCTTTATTTAACGTGCCTTTGTTATAGTTTAACGCAGGTTTGGTATCAACGTCAGTAATTAAATCGCCAATAGACTTTAACATCCTGCGAATTACAGGCGTTTTAGAAAACGATTCGCTCACTGGATTAAATACAATGTCATTAGGATTAATGCGATAGGCTTTTGGCCCTACATACTTAGATATAATTTGACCATCAGTAGATTCTATAATATCTCGTACATAGTCATATGTAACAAATACATTACCAAAGTCTATATAATCATATACTAATTTTGATACTAGTAATTGAAAATTAGATGCTTTTAGTTTTTGTTTTAAATAATTAACAATAGCTCTACGTTTAGCATATAGCTCTTCATCTTTATCTACAGCTTCCCAAGTAAACCATGTCTCTGAAGGAAACAATGCAGCTAAATAGTTAGCATGTAAGTTATCCCGTATTTGAGTAAGTTTAGGTGTAACTGTAGAGTTTTTCCACGGCAACTTGCTATTACTTGTTTTGCGACTATCTGTAGCAAATAAATATTGACGTAATTCTTGTGTGCTTTCGCGCCACTCATCACGAGCATCGTTCCATCGTACCCATAAATCGCTAATTTTATTAGCCAATTGGTCTTCAGTTAAACCGCTTTGAATATTTTCATTCATATTGCTACACCACCAAATCTAGAATTAAAAGGAATGACATTACCTCGTTTATTCCATGTGCGAGAAGTAATAGGAGCTTTACATATTTCTACACATGCTGCTACAGCATCTTTTACATCGTCGTGTTCAGGATTGTTTAAAATAAGTTCTTCTTCCAATATTTGACAATTACCACCTTTATAATGCCATATTTGACCATTACTGTAACGTGGCTCTAAGATAGCTGCAATGCGCTCTGCCTTGCTCATGTTACGTGGGGGGTTGTATTCATCAATGCTAAATACAATTTGTTGTCCACGCATGTACTCTTTAAACTGAGATACAATGAGTTTTTGTGCAGCTACCACTTCACACCTTAACTTTTTAAATCTCCATTTTCTATACACTGCTTCTACTCTATCATACATTACGCTTATCTTATTAGTTTTAAACCTATCTAAATCTAAAACATAATAGTTACTATCTTCATCTACTCCTAATACAGAAATAACAGTGTAGTCAGCACTATTACTTACAGAATATGCAAAGTCCATAGATGCGTATACATGTAAGAGTTTGTCTCCTAAATACCACGCCCCACTAACGTTATCAATTTGTTCTTTATTATAATATAAAAATCTGCTTTTGTCAATAAGCTGTGTTTCTACAGCGTTAGGGTTGTTGTAATATTGTGCGTAAAATTGAGTGACATCCAAGTATTTAGCTTTTTTTCTAGCTAGTTCTTTTGAGTCAAAACCGAATGCTTTTCCATCAGTTCTGCGTTGTTTAGGCCAAAGAAATTCACCATTTGTCTCTACAGTGCGTTCAAATGTTTCGTACACTTGTTGTTCAATTTCTTCGTCACTATCATCATCGTAATAGCTTTCAGTCATGTCCATCATATCTTTGTACAAATCACCCGGATGATAGCGAGTGCCCACAGCCCATTCTTTTGCACCAGTAGACTCAATAGATGACAACTGAGAATAAAATGCCCTCACTTGTTCTCTGCCTGAATTAGAGTAGGCATTGTCAGGCACTACAACGTCATCTAGCACAGCAATGTTACAATGTAGCCCTGTTACGTTAGCAGTGATACCAGCGGCTTTAACAGTGGCGTCACGCACGCCTTCTGCTTTACGTTTAGGGTGGTCTACACTTATTTCATCTACCGCCCAACGTTCACGTTTACCTTCAAGCTCATTCACCATATCTGACCAGTAAAATCTATAAATGTCACTTGTCAAAATATCTTTAATTGCTTTAAGTTGTTTTTCTGCAAGGTTAGCTGTAGCCGACACATACAACACAGTTGTTTCAGGATGTTTAGTTATCCACCATGCTACCCTGTACGCAATCATTGCACTTTTTTGGTGGTCACGTGGCAACAATACAAGCTGGTTATCTTTAGCATCATCTCGTTGCCACCAATAACACAACTCTTCGTGCACAGCACCTAGCACCCTGTGTGGC